TTTGGCAACTTCCTCAACAGCGGCGGCAATATCGCCCTGCAATTTCACCAGAGTTTCGCCGCCGCCCCACCGCATTTCATCGATTGCCGCCGATATCCGGTCATGCTCGATGTTGATGCTTTCACCGATGGCTGTCGTCAGCCGCTCGCGTTCCTCGGCGAACCGGCGACCGAGATAGCGGCTGAGATCATCAAGCTGCTCTTGAAGTGACATGCTCGGTCTCGCCCAGTTCGAATGCGCGTTCATCGAATTTTGCCGCCTTCGCCTGCTCCGGTTCCTCTTCCTGCGCTTCCGGTTTCTCTTCCGCCTCAGCCGCCGGTGGTGGCGGCGGCGGTGCATCGGGCCGCGGCGTTTCCGGCTTCGCCTTGTCCCATGCCGATAGCGGCACCACCTGCTGCTGCACCCTTGGCTCGTCGCCGAACGGTGCGTCGGGCAGATCCTCGGCGTTGCGGGCTTCGTTCGGCGCATAGATGCCGCCTTGCACGCCCCGCGCCAGCGCCTCGATGCGATCCTTGTAAGCCACGCGAAGCAACGCCGCGGTGTCGAACTCGACCCATTCGTCCGGCCATGATCTGAGCCCGAAGAAATGATCGAAAGCTACTTCTATGTGATTGATGGCGAATCCGAGCCCGCGCGCCAGCCAGAACTGCATCAGCGCCTCGGTCGAGGCAAAACTTGCCTTGTCGGTCATGCCGAGGATGGCCGGCGGTACGCCGTAGACCATGAAGATTTCTTCCTGGGTCAGCTTGATGGTCGCCGCCACGTCGGCCTCCTGGGCCGTCATCGAAACGCCCTTGAACTTCATGCCGGGCGGCAGGATCGGTGGACGGCCGGCCAGATTATCGACGCCATGCCAGGCTTCATTGAAACGCTGCCCGAACTCTTTCGTTTGTGTGGTGGTCACAGCCACATCGGTCTCAATGACGCCGGCAGGCCGACTCATGTTGCCGAATGTCTTGACCAGCTGGCTGCCAATCGCCCGCTGCGCCGCAATGGCGCTTGCCGCATGCCGCACCGGCGGCACCCCGACCAGCGGCTGGCCGCGGTTGGCTTCAAGTTTCACGTGTAACACGTCACGCGCTGGAACAATGATCGAAGTGCCGGAACCGGTGAGGCCGAGAAAGCGGCTGCGGTCGACGCTACCGCCATACTGTCGCTCGATCACGTCGTTGCCGGCCAGCTCATAGAAAACCTCGCCGCCCTGCGCCACCAGCGGCCGCGACTGCTTCGGATCGAACGGGTGCAGCGCCGCCACCTCAAAACGGTCGTTGCGAACGGCCAGCGCATAGGTGTTGCCGTCACGATAGAGATCAGCGGCAAGTTTCAGGATGAAGTCCGAGCGGGACTGGTAATCGTTCGGCCGCCGCAGAATCCTCGACAGCGCCGAATTGGTCACCCGCTCGCGGCCGCCGTTGGGCAGCGCCCGCCAGTGATCGCCGGGACACATGGCAATGGTCTGCGCATAGGCCGCCACGCAGGCCTCGACGATGGCCGACCCGCCGGCGGCCAGCGGGTCGAGGTCCATCTGCCAGAAATTCCAGTAACCCCATTCAGACGGCAGCCAGCCCTGATTTTCGCCCGTGGTGATCAGCCACGGACCGGCCTTTGGCTGACCCTCGACGCCCGGCGTGCCGCTTTCCAGGCTTTTGCCAGTGAAGCGCTGCAATGCCCTGCGAAACGGATCGGCAATCGCCATCTCTCACTTGGACTTCGGCATGGTGGAGCGGATTTCGTAGTCGCCCGACGGCTTGTCGGCCTCCAGCGACTTGGTTTCTTTCTTCGCCTTCGGGCTGTCGGCATCTTCCTCGCCGCGCAGTTTGCGGCCGGCCTTGGCAGCGGCAACCAGCATCTTGTCGCGATCCTCGTCGGTCATTTCTTTCGGCTCCACTGGCTCACCGAACGGATCCCTGGCCCAGCCATCGGCGATGGCCTGTTTGGCCACATCGGGCGCAACGGTGAGACGTTTGCCGGCATAGTCGCCATAAAGGCCTTCGATCACCACATCGTCATCGGGCATTTCAATCTCCTGCGAAAAGAGGCGGGCCGGAAGAGGAGGAGACGGCCCGCCAGGCTGAGGGAGGTTCCTACCAGGTAACGGCAGCGATGGTCTGCACCATGCTTGAACGCACCATCATCCAGGTGACATAGAGCGACAGCCGGATGCCGATCGAGTCGGTCTGGAACAGATTGCGCGCCGGCGCCGCGACGGTGTTCGGCGAACCGGTGGTGCCGATTGCCAACGGCGTCGTATCCTCCATGTGCAGGGTTGCCTGGTCGCTGACGTTGAAGCGTGGCGCATCGCCGGTTGCGGTGGCAAACCAGTCGGCATCGACCGCAATGACCCGGCCAGCCGCGACTGTGGTCGAATCGATGATGCGGCTAACGCCGAACCTAGCCGCTGCATCGGACGGATTGCTGAAAGCCAGGTTTCCCGTCGTGGTCTGCGCCTGGTTCATCTTGCGCAGTTGCGCCGGATTCATGATCAGCACGATGTTGCCGCCGCCGCCGGCCGCCTCGATCGGCGCAATCAGCGCGTTGATGTCCGCAATGATCTTGTCAAGTGAGGTCGATGCCGCCGATGCGGTGATCGGGGAGACGCCATTCAGAAGCCCCGGCGGACGGGTTGCCGATTCCGCCACGGCATCGATCAGGAATCCATCAAGCGAATACTGCGTATCGTCAGCCATCGCCTTGCGCAGCAGTCCTTCGACCGCCGGCACCGACGACATCGCCATTTCTTCGGTATAGACCGTGATGCACGACAGCTTGTGCGGCGTCAGTGTGACGGTCGACAGGCCGATGTTCTTGACCGGCTTCGGCGCGCCTTCACCGACCCACGCGCCCGACGCCAGCGGCGTTGTCGCGCGGTAGGGAATTTTCAGCGTGCCATTGCGCCCCAGGTCGTAGCGGGAACCCTCGCCGGACAGCGGCGCATAGATCGACTTGGCGAGCAGCCGGTCGAGGAAACCGCCCCAACCCGTCTGCACCAGCTCGGCGGCATAGCCGGCCGTGGTGGTCATCGCCGGATTGACGGCAGCGCGCAGGATGATCTGCATGTTGTCGTCGATGCCGCCATAGGATTCCCGCGCGACATGCTCGACGGGAAGCTGGTTGGCGACGGCCCGCAACTGGCACGCCGCTACCCGGAAAAAATAATCGCTCGGGTCGACCTTCTTTCTCGGCAGGGCAAAGGATCGCCGTTCCGGAACGGCGATCTCCTGGCTGGGCTCAGTCGTTTCCGCCGTCTGGACGCCCATGGCTTTTTCGGCCGCAAGCAGCCTTTCCAGCCGCTGTGCTCCCTCGGCAATCGATTTCGGCAGTTCATCGAACAGGGTTTCCTGATCCTCGTCGCGATCGTCGATGGCGACAAGTTCATTCAGCCGATCGCGCAGCCGGTTCAATTCGGTCTGCTGGTTTTCGATCTGCTTGGTGAGTAGCGTTTTCATTTTCGTTGTCCCTTGCGGGAGGGGTTTGGCGGGCTTGCCGGGAACCGGCGGATCTTTCCGGGCGGGCTTGCCAAAGATCTGCCGGGAGATTTCAGGAGAAAGCGGGTAAGAACGCAGCACAGGCAGTGCGTTCTGATTGGCAGGAACGGAAACGAGGCTGCATTCCATCAGCCGCTGTTTCAGGTAGCGGAACGGTCCGAAATAGGGGTCGGCGTCCTTGGTGAGAACTTCCTTTTCCATTGGCTTGAAGCCGACCGAAACGGCGCGGATGTTGCCGTCTTCCCAATGGCCGCGCATTTCATCGGCGAGCGGGCTGATACCGGCCTTGGCAAACACCATTTTGCCAAGCAGCCGCTTGCCGGCTACACGCAGGTTTTCCCAGCGGCCGATGATGGCGTTCGGGTTGTGGTTCAGAAGCAGCGGTGCCTTCAGACCGTTCTGGAAGTCAGCGAGATCCCAGCCATCGGCGTTGATCACTTCGCCCATGCGGTCAAGCGTCTCGTCGGACAGCACGTATTCGAACGGATCGGCTTCGGACTGCTTGGCAGCGCGATAGATCAGGTCTTCCATGAGCCGGCTCCCTGGCGGGTTTCTGGCGCATCATCCCGTCGGTCATCGGACGCCGTCTCGCGTTCGGTCTTGCTGGGCCGGTTTCTGGTTGATTGCTGTGATTGCTGTTCCACCGGCGCACGCCACACACGAAGGGATGAACCTTCGGCCGGAATTACGGGAACAAGCGAACGGAAATCCCCACCGTTGCCGGATTGCGGCGCAAAATACGCCCTTCGTGCCGGAAAATCAAATTGTTGTGGGTTTAGAATACCCATGTATCCAAATCTAGCACTGTCTCGGTCTGCAATTTCATCGCGCCCACCGCCATGATCGCCGCCACTGCCGGGTCGATGCGGCCGAATGATTTGGCCTTCGTCAGCTTGCGGTTGTTGGCGGCGTCCCGCTCGACGATGGCATTGGAAATTGCCCATCTGAGCACTGGATGGCCGCCGTGGCGGATTTTTCCCTCAATGGCCAATTGTTCAAAGATCTCGATTGCCGGCGACATGTCCTTGAAGCCCTGGCCAAATTCCATCATCTCGACCAGCACGCCAAGCCGCGACAGCGACTGCCGGAAGACATCGATGCGCCAGCGGTCGTACGCAATGCGCCCGAAGGAAATGGTGCGCGACAGATCGCCGATGTCGGCAGCGAGAAAATCATAATCCAGCGCCGAACCGGGAACAGGGATCAAAAAGTCCTTCTTGGCCCACACAGGGTAAGGCGCCCGGTCCCTAAGCGCGCGCTCGGCCAAAGTATCGGCCGGCGTCCAGATGCGCGGGAACAGATGCACGTTGCCATGATCGTCAGCTGCCGCCAGCACCAGCGCCGACAGATCGGTTCTGGCCGACAGGTCAAGGCCGCCATAGACCGGACGACCGTCATAGAGCAGCGCTTCGTCGGTCTGCTCGTCGCCGGTCTTCCAGACATTGGCGGTGAGGAAGGGTGCCTTCGCTTGCACCCGCTGGTTCAGGTAGAGATTGCGCACCGAGGCCTCAAGCGACGGCACCTTGACAGCCCGCGCCATGGTGGCGCGGAACTCGTCGATGTCGCGATAGTCGCCCAGCGCCGGATTGGCCTTGTGCCATTCATCCTCGTCGAGCAGCTCAGCGCCTTCCTTAGCGGCATAGAGGTGAACAGTGAAACTTGGATCGTCGAATTCACCCGCCTTGACCTTCAGCCCGTAATCGATCAGTTCCGACAGGATATGATCGTCGGCCGGCGCCTGGGTGGAAATGACCATCATCAGCGGCTCGACCTGGCTGCCCAGCGAGGTCATCAGCATATCGTAAAGCGCCGCGTTCTTTGACTGCGCCAGCTCGTCGTAGCAAACGAAATCCAGGCCTTCGCCGAACTGACCGCCGGCCTCGGCGGCAATTGCTGCATAGGTCGAGCCGTCCTGGACGTGGACGATGTGCTTGGTCGAATCGATCACCTTCAGCACCCGGCGCAGCGTCGGGTTCATGCGCACCATCTGCGCCGCCAGCCGGTAGACGATGGCCGCCTGCTTGCGGGTGGTGGCGGCCGAGACAATTGTGCTGTTCTGCCGCTTCGCCGGCCCGGCCAGGTGCACCAGGATCAGCAGCGCCGCCAGCAGGGTTTTGCCGCCGCGCCGGGCGATGGATAAAACGGCCTGGCGCCGTTTCCTGCGGCCATCCTTGTGGCGCGGATTGTACACGTCGCGGATGAAGTCAATCTGGAATGGCCGCAACCGCAGCGGTTTGCCGACATATTTGCCGGCCGGCACCACCAGCGCGTGGGCGAACGCGATGATGCGGCCGGAGGGGAGGGACCAGTCCTCTTCCGGCACCTCGAGATCGGCATAGAGGTCAAGCGGCGCGCTCGGCCTTCTCGCCGGTGAAGGATTCCCATCGGTTGACTGCAACATCGACATAGGCTTCGGAGATTTCCATGCAGAAGGCGGCGCGGCCCTCCATCTCGGCGGCAATCATGGTGGTGCCGGATCCGACAAACGGGTCATAGACCGCCTGGCCGACGCTGGAGTTGTTGACGATCGGCCGCCGCATGCATTCGACGGGTTTCTGGGTTGAGTGGCCGGTCTCGGACTTCTGGTGATCGATCTCCCACAGCGTCGACTGCGAACGGTCGCCGGTCCAGTGGCCCTTCTGGCGCACGGCATACCAGCACGGCTCATGCTGCCAATGATAGTCACCTCGGCTAATCACAAACCGGGTTTTCGCCCACACGATTTGGCAGCGTATCGCGAAAGTCGCCGCCTCAAGCGACCGCTGTACTTCGCTGGCATGCCGACCGGCATGCCAGACGTAGGCGATCTGACCGGGAAACAGCGCATAGGCTTCGCGCCAGTCCAGCCGCTCGTCATTCGTCACTAACCCTATGGCGGCGCTCGCGCCATAGGGTTTTCCGTTCGCCCTGTCGGCGCGGTTGCGCCAGTCGGCATCATACTCCACCCCATAGGGCGGATCGGTCACCATCAGGTTCGGCTTGACCGGCCCCAGCAGCCGCGCCACGTCCTC